GTGATTGGAACAGTTGGAAGTATAATGGTAGAGCTGAAAATTTTTACACTTACAATGGTTTTGAAAGAACAGTTAATATTGGGTTTAGAATAGCTGCGGCAACAAAAAAAGAAATGGCTCCTTTATATGCTAAAATGGTAGAATTAGCGTCTACAACAGCTCCAACCTACACTGAAGGAGGGACTATGAAAGGAAACTTTGTAAAAGTTACCATAGGAGATTATTTATCTAGAATACCAGGAATAGTAACTAGCGTAACATATAACTGGAGTACAGATTATCCATGGGATATTGGATACGATTCTTTAGGAGAACCTGTTGATGATCAGCAGCAACTACCTACAGTCCTTGATTGTACAGTTGCATTTACCCCTATTCACAGTTTTGTTCCTCAACAAGGATTTGTAGAAGGTCAAGAAAACTATTTTATAACTAGAAAAACTGGTGATTTTGATATAGCTAAACAGGTACAAAATGCTAATAATCAATCTAGTAATCAATTTGCAAAATTTAATAATTTTTCTCAATTTAACTTAGATTTAGGTTTATAATTTTAGTAGTAGAATTTGAAAAGATATAAAAACATAGAACAAGTTAAAACAGATACAGGTAAACCATATAGAACTAATGCTATATATCCTAGATTACCTGAAACTGAAAGAGATATCTACGTTATTACAACAGCAGGTGATAGATATGATACACTTGCTTTTCAATTTTATAATGACTCATCACTTTGGTGGGTAATAGCTACTGCAAACAACACTACAAACGGTTCTTTAATTCCTACAGTCGGCCAACAATTAAGAATACCAGCAGATAAGAACCTTGCACTTAAATTATTTGATCAACTAAATAGAGCAAGATAATGTCTAGAATATTTGGAGGCCCTTTTAATAAATCTGTAATAGATGCATTACAAGCACGTCAAAATCTTTTAAATAAAGATTATAGAGACGATAAAGAGTTAGTTTTTCTTAATAGTAATCATTCTTGGATTAAACTTACCTCTTGTGTAAACACAAAAGAAGGTGGTAATCAACTTGCAAAAGACAATGTTCTGATGGGTGGAACTTTATATGAGAACAGTATAAGACAAGGATTTAGACCCGGGCAAGAAGAAAGCTCATATGAATTTAATTCAGAGTTTGGTTTTGTACCTATGCCAGGTATTGATAGTATATCTGTAGAAACTAAAAATGTATATGGATCACTAAAAGCGGCGACTGTTGAGTTTAAAGCTAATTCTCCCGAACAACTATCAAAATTAGAACAACTTTATCTAAGGCCTGGATTCAATATTTTACTAGAATGGGGGAATACTGTTTACCTTGATGGTACTGATTTAAGTAATGTTAAGACTATAGCTGAAGAAATCACTTTTGGTTCTGATATAAAAAAAGTTTATGATGAAATTATTAGATTAAGAAGTGAATCAAAATATAACTATGATGCACTTTTTGGTGTTATCAAGAATTTTCAATGGGCGTATGCAGAAAATGGAGAATATGACTGTAAAGTTGATATTATAGGTAGAGGAGAACTCATTGAATCTTTACAAACATTATTCTATTCTGGAGTAAATTCAGAAGATCAAGAAGAAGAAGGAGATAGAGATCAAGTAGGAACAGCACTACAGCAATTTTTAAATGAAATAATTAACGACTATAAAGAAGGAGAATTTGAACCAATTAAAAGCAAAGAAGTAGCAGAAGAAATTAAAAATAATCTTGGTAGATCTGTAAAAATACACTCTCATTTTGTAGATACTGCACCTCCTAACAATAGATTCTTTTATATGCCATTATCAGATATACTAGAGGCTATTAATGTTTGTTTAATGCTCAAATATGGTGACGAAAAAGAACCAATTGTAAAATTTAACACTGAAAATAACGCAGAAAAAGCACAACCTTTTGTTAGCTATGATGAACATAGAATTGTAGACCCAGCAGTTGGTTATATTCCTAACAGTAGTAGTTTTAAATTTCAATCTAAAGACGGTGTTACTAGTATCCTAGATATATTCATAAATGTTAAACTTGTTTTAAATATATTAGATGAATTTGCAGATACATCCGATAGTGAAAAAACAACAGTACTGCAATTAGTTAAAAAAATACTAGAAAAACTCCAAAACGCAGCTGGAGAAATAAATGAATTTGATATTCATTTTGATGATGACGATAGAATGTACTATATTGTAGATAGGGATAAAACACCTTCTCGAAATGATTTATTAGTTTTAGAAGCTATAGGTAAAGGATCTACATTTCTAGATATAAGTCTTAGCAGTAAGTTGTCCAGTAGAATTAGTGCTATGATTGCTATTTCAGCTAGAGTAAATCAATCCGATGCTGGTGATCAGTTATTAGCTATGCAAAAATGGAACGAAGGATTAGAAGATAGGTTTATGAGCAAAAAGTATATTTTCGTTAAAGAAGATACTGAGAAAGATAAAAAAGAAAGAAAAAAGCAACTAAAGGAGTTTATCAAAGATATAGAAAAAGGAGAAAACACTTATGTAGAAAATAAAAAAACAGTAAGAAATATGCTTGCTACCAATATAAGTGAGGCTAATGCTCGAATAAAACAAAGAAACAAAGATAATGAAGTTCCAGGACTTGTTCCTTTAGAGTTAGTTATAACATTAAAAGGAATATCAGGATTTAAAGTTGGTCAAGGTTTTTTAATTGATGAAACTATATTACCGGAAAACTACCGCGGAGTAGTTGCGTTTATTATCACCGGTTTAGCACAAGAGTTCGAGAATAACTTATGGCAAACAGAAATAACTAGTCAAATGTTTATATTACCTCCAAGTACCGGAACAGTAGAAGTAGGAGAAGGAGCTTTTGGAGGAGATTTTGACCAGGGTAACTTTGTAGATATAGGAGGATAAGAATATGTATTTACCAAAATCAAAATATAGCAATACAAAATATACTAACGGTAAAGAATATGTTACCGAAGACGGTAAATACTATACTGGACCTTATTTTATAACGTATAATGGTACATTTTTTACCGGTAATAAGCCTTCTAAAAATGCTAAAGAGTTAAGAAGAATAGATAAAGAGATACAAAGTTTACAATTTACAGGTGAATTTATACAACCAACTGAAAAAGACTATGAAAAAGGATTTATAGAGAGATTTTTTTCACAAGATAAAAGAAATAAAAATATTATAGAAACTAAAAAATCAAAGTTCCTTAAACTCAGACAACTACCTTATGTAGAAAGTCTGTCATTTAAATGGAATCTAGCACAGCCTGCAGATGATATAATTAAAGGTAAGTATGTATATAGTGGTAGTATTTCTAAAAACAAAAACCTTATAGAACAAGCCGAAAAACAGATGAAAGGTATATCTCTTTTACTAAAATCACCTTCAGAGTTTGTTAAATAAAAAAATTATCTTATATTACAATAAAGGTTTTATAAGTGTTTTATATAGTAGAGCAAGAATCTAAGTTACAGAACTTAGAAAGGTTATCGAAATTAGGGTTATATGTAGATGTTATAAGTTCAAATGATTTATATCATCAAAAACTTACAAAAACAACAGCAGTTTACATTAGACCTATTAATTCCAAGCATGGATTCATTATCCCTGTCACTCATGATGAAGGATTGAATGTATCTAAAGATCGTGTCTACCAAATACTTTTATCTACTAGTAAACTTTATACCTTAAATAAAAAAGACCTGCTCTATCACTTTAATCTACAGGAAGCCATAGATCTATCGTTGATCTATAGTATGACAAATTACGATAGACTGGAGTATCATAGAGATAATAATACATTAAATTACTTTTATAATAGGTTTAATAATTTTGAAACAATAAATCAGCTAATTCCTATATCAAAATTATATGAAAGCTGTGAAAAAATCTACGAATCAGTAAAACATGTAGTAGAATACGATATACCAGAAGGGTTTGATTTCTATAATAAGACTGCAACTAATGTATTCTTTTTATTAGAACAAGCCGGATTAGGAATTTTTTATGAAAATTTTAATAATATGTTTAAACCTCGTAATCCGAGGTATAATACAATAGATAATACAGTACTAACCTCTTATAATTTATATAATGCTACTTCTAGACCTACTAATGCTTTTAACAGCGTTAATTTCGCTGCAATACCTAAGGGAAGGGATTATAGATCCTGCTTTAGGCCGAAAGGAGACTATTTTGTTGAGTTGGATTTTGACGGTTATCACTTGCGTTTACTTTGTGATCAGATTGATTACGATCTTACAGATGAATCAGCTCACGAACAGTTAGCCAAAACATATTTCGAAAAAGATACTATAACAGATGAAGAATACAATCAAGCCAAGCAAATTAACTTTCACGCAATTTATGGAAAAATACCAGAAAGATGGGCTTTCCTTGAGATCTTTACGAAGATTGATGACTATATCAAGAATTTGTGGAAAAGATACGAAAATGACGGAAAGGTCCTGGCGCCTATTAGTGGAAAACCATTTACAAGAGGGTTAAAAGACATGAATCCACAAAAATTAATGAATTATATCATGCAATCGCTTGAAACTTCAAGAAATATTCTTATATTAAAAGAAGTACTAGGCTACTTAAAAAATAAGAAAACTAAGTTAGTCTTGTATACATACGATGCATTATTATTTGACTTTCATAAGGAAGACGG